ATAGTCATACTTTTTTAATAGTGAATGGGTAAGTGCCGGGCTGTGAGGTTCGGCATTTTTTATTGGCAGATAGTTCAGGCGGTAGAACACCATGTATGGGTTAGCATGGAAGTCACGGGTTCAAGTCCCGTTCTGTCAGCAAACAATCAAAATAGCATAAAGATATGGTAAAAGTAACAGAAAACTGGACATCGACCTTACGAGGAATGAAGGTCGACCAAATCGTGATATTCCCCATTACATCAATTTCATCAATCAACACGACCATTTCCAGATTGCGTCTGGAGATGTGCCAAGAAGGTGCTGATTGGAAACGGGTAGGAGAGATAGACCGCAAAAAGGGGGAGTTTCAGGTAAAACGTGTGTCATGAATACCTTATCGGAACGTGAGCACCTTGTTGCAGAACAGTATTGCAAAGGCATGGCTGATAAAGAGGTAGCGGACACGTTAGGACGGTCTGAATGGACGATAAAGGCGCAGAAGCGTGACATATACCGGAAGCTGGGGATAAGCAAAGATACGGAACTGGTATTGTATATGCTTTGCGAAAAGCTGAAAATAAACTTCGATTTGAAAGAGTTGCGAAAGCATGGTCTGGAATTATTCTTTTCTGTCCTTTTCCTTGTAATGGCAGTTATGGATTTCCAGATTGATATGCGAAGATGCACTCAGATGCAGGCAAGAGCAAGAGTAACCAGAGTAATAAGGAGGAGAGCAGATGGAGATTGATGCATGGCAGTTAAAGATAATTATTCGTGAAACCGCAAAGGAAGCGGTGGAGGAGTATATCAGACGCAACGATCCTACTTCTGATGAAATAACCTACTCCAAGGCATGTCGCAAATACGGAGAAGGATGGCTTGATCATCAGATAGCCATTGGAGCTGCAAAATGGATTCGTAAGGGAGTTTATCAGAATTCTCCGAAAATATTTTCCATAAAGCAGTTGGATGACCTGAAATATGGTCCGTCAGCACAACTAAAAGCAGCTATCGGATAAAATAACCTTGAAAGGTCTGGCCGCCTTTCAAGACAAAAAGATAAATCAATATTAACCACTTAATTTTTTTTGATTATGGGACTTATTAAGAAACCAAATGAATTGCAGGTAAAGAAAACCTTGTCAGCACTTATTTACGGACAGCCAGGTATGGGAAAGACTACGCTAGCCTTATCAGCACCGCATCCGCTACTTTTGGACTTTGACGGTGGAGTACACCGTGTGAACGCTGCCCACCGTGTGGATACGGTACAGATAACGAAATGGGAAGAAGTGGATGAAGTGATGCAATCGCCTGAGATTGCCGATTACGCTACGTTCGTGATTGATACCGCTGGAAAGATGCTTTCCTTCATGGACAAGTATATCATGCAGAACAATCCGAAGATGCGTAAGGCGGATGGTACTCTTTCCCTGCAGGGCTACGGAGTACGAAAGAACATGTTTATCAACTTTGTCAATCAGGTATCACTTATGGGAAAATCGGTGATATTCGTTGCGCATGAACGTGAGGAAAAGAACGGTGAGGAAAAGCAGATACGTCCGGAAATCGGTGGCTCATCTGCCGGTGACCTGATTAAGGAGCTGGATTTGGTCGGTTACATGGAAGCTATCGGAAAGAAGCGTACCATTTCCTTCAATCCTTGCGAGAAGTTCTACGGAAAGAACACCTGCAATCTTCCTGAACGCATGGAGATTCCAATCATTATCAATGACAAGGGTGATGTGACCGGAGAGAACAATTTCATGACGAACGTCATTAAGTCCTATTCCGCATATCAGTCCAAACAGACGGAGCTTTCCAATGAATATGAGGAACTCATGGAAGTTATAAAGGAAAATGTGGAAATGATTACGGATGCTGTTTCAGCTAATGAAGCTGTAAAAGCAATGCAGAACCTTAACCATATATTTGATTCTGCCTTGCAGGCAAAGGATTTGATTTCCAGAAAGTGCAAGGAACTGGGTTTGAAGTTTGACAAAATCAAGAAGGAATATGCAGCAGCCTAAGTACAGAATGTATCCGTCACTCTTGGATAAGTTCGAAGCTTATCTGAGGGCGGATGAAGAGGTGGAGAGCTTCTTCAACATAGACAATGAAACCGGAGAGTACAAACGCTCTCCGGAAGAAGTTGAAGAGGAACTGAAACAGTCCCTGATTGACGCGATTAACCGTGTACCATTTGCTAGCGAAGCAGCCGATAAAGGTACAGCTTTCAATGCGCTTATTGATATGGCTGTACATAATGAGCCTCATGTGCCAACAGAGCGGGCACCGTATTCCATTATCGGAGACAGGGAAACGAATACCGTTCAGGTAACTTTCCCGGCTACGGAGCTGGCACCCATGCGAAACTTCCTCTTTGACCGCGCCTGGGTTATTGATCAGGCTAAGTATTTCAATGGGGCTGTAAGCCAGTTGTATGTATCTGCAATTCTGCCCACCCGATACGGTGATGTGGAGCTTTACGGATTCATTGACGAGTTAAAGCGTGATGTGGTATATGACATCAAAACTACAAGCAGTTACAGCTTCGGAAAGTACGAACACGGATGGCAGCGACATGTATATCCTTACTGCCTGATAGCTTCAGGAGAAATGCAAAGCGTGAGCGCATTTGAATATACGGCCTTTGCTCTGAAAGGCGGTACCAGCCGCACTCCGCTCATTTCTGGGACACGTTATCCAGAATACTATACCTACAATCACGAACAGACTGTGAAACAGCTCACGCAGCACGTGGAGCGTTTCATCGAGTTCCTGGAAGCTAATAGAAATTTGATAACCGATAAAAAGATTTTTGCAGAAGAATGAGTCAGACAGCTATTCTGGTGAAGGAAAAGGGAGTAGTAAGGATTGACAAGCCTTTCGACTTCATGTGCAGCCAGCTTCGAAACGGACGCTATAAAGTTACCATTGAACGGTATACGGAACCACGTACTATCAGTCAGAACGCTTTAATGTGGCTTTGGTTTACCTGCATCGAACAGGAAACCGGAACAGACAAGCAGGATGTGCATGACTACTATTGTAACCTTTTTCTTCGCAGGATGGCTGTAATCAACGGAAAGGAAACGGTTATTGCCGGAAGTACGTCACGGCTGAACACTTTACAGATGACGGATTTCCTGAATAAGGTAAAAGCGGATGCTGCAACTGAACTGGGAATATCGCTTCCTCTTCCCGATGACTTGTATTATCAGGAGTTTATTAACGAATATAAATACAGGAGATAAGGACATGAATATAACAAAAGCGAAAGTGACGAAGGATAATACCCTCGTTGCTACTTATACGGATGAAACGGGTACTGTTACGGTTGAGGGCAAGAACCTCGTGACAAACGACCTGATTAATGCTTTCAAGGCGCTAGTTCCTCATATGGCTTTCCTTTGCGAACAGAAGGAGGCGGATGGAAAGAAATTTCTGGAAGATATGCCGAATAATATAGACAGCATCCTCGAGGTGACCGGATATACGGTAGGAGGTGACGGAGACAGCAGGGGAGTAACACTTACCGGAAAACGGTTTCTGAAAAGCAACAAGGTGCTGAACCTGAATGCACCCTTTACCAAGTTTGCAGATGAAAATGAGGACTATACGTTTCAGTTTGAGCTGGAGCAGGCCATAGAGTCATGCTGCTATGAAGTGAATGAGTATATCTTCAATAAAAAATGGAAGGTTGTGCAGCAGGAACTTCCGTTTGAGGAACAGGCAGCAGCAGATGTTCAGGCAGACGAAATACCGGAAGCTCAGACGGAAGCTCCTGCCAATCCGGATATTGAGGCTTTTCAGAAGATAATGGATAACTCGAAAGTGACGATAGAGGTAAATGGAAAGCAAATTAAACCCCGTCGTTCCCATCGTTCTAAAACAACTCAGTTAGCATCATAAGATTATGTTGTACCCATTTTGTGTAACGCAAACCCCGAACTGCTATAAAATAGCATTTCCCTATCATCCCACTCTGAAAGACTTAGTACATCGGATTCCGAGTGTTGCTAAGAATCCGAAAGCTGCTTACATTCCTGATGAAAGGGCTTGGAAAGTTTCTCTTGAAGATAAGTGGTATGTAGATAAAATGGGAGAGTGGGCTGTGTCGGCAAGGATATGCAGCCGTGTGCAACGGTCTGTATCAACTAAGTTCGTAAATGATTATACGATACCTGATTTGCCGAAACTAACGGTTCCACATGGACTTCTTCTGGAACCATACGAGTATCAGAAGGAAGGCATCGCCTACGCTTTGCAGCATAAGCGGTGTATCTTCGGGGATCAGCCGGGATTGGGAAAGACATTACAGGCGATAGGCACGGTTACGATAGCAAAGGCGTATCCGTGCCTTGTTGTTTGTCCGGCAGCTTTAAAGATAAACTGGCAGAGAGAGTTCAAGAAGTTTGCTGGAAAGCAGGCGATCATTCTTGATGACAAGAACAAGTCAAGTTGGCAACGGTTCTACGAACAGAAAAAGGCGGATGGTACGGCCTTGTGCGACATCTTCATAACAAACTATGAAAGCTTGAAGAAGTTCTTTGTACAGGGAATAAAAGATGATGCACGCTTTACCATGCGTTCCATCACGTTCGACCCGCGTATCTCACTTTTCAAGTCGGTAGTGATAGACGAGAGCCACAAGTGCAAGTCCAGCAAGACACAGCAGAGCAAGTTCCTTGAAGGAATATGCAAGGGTAAGGAGTACGTGCTGGAGCTTACGGGTACTCCGGTAGTGAACAACAATACCGACCTTATCCAGCAGTTGAAGATTATGGGACGTCTTGAAGATTTTGGGGGATATAAAAACTTCATAGAAAAGTTTTGTGCCGGACCGAAGCAAAGCTCTAATGTGAAGGAGCTTAACTGGAGATTATCAACGACTTGTTTCTTTCGAAGAGAGAAAGCAAAGGTTCTAACGCAGCTTCCAGATAAGTCACGGCAGTATATTGAGGTAGACATAACTAACAGAAAAGAATATGACAAGGCAGAAGCCGACCTTATTCAGTATCTCCGCACTTATAAGAATGCTGATGATGAAAAGATTCAGAAGGCTCTGAGAGGTGAAGTCATGGTGAAGATGGGAATCCTGAAATCCATATCAGCAAGGGGTAAGATTAAGGTATTCTCTGAGTTCATCCATGATGTAATAGATGGAGGTGAAAAGCTGATTGTATTTGCTTACCTCAAGGAGGTTGTGATGGAGCTGAAGAACCATTTTCCCGATGCCGTTACCGTGACGGGTGATGATAATGCAGTTCAGAAACAGAATGCAGTGGACCGTTTCCAAAATGATCCGGAATGTAAGCTGATAATTCTGAACTATAAGTCAGGAGGTACGGGATTGACGCTTACAGCTTCCAGTCGTGTAGCATTTATCGAGTTCCCTTGGACGTTCTCAGACTGTGAGCAAGCGGAGGACAGAGCACACCGTAACGGTCAGAAGAACAACGTGAACTGCTACTACTATTTAGGAAAAGATACGATTGACCGCTATATGTATGATGTGATCCAAACCAAGAAGAACATCGCCAACGGTGTGACCGGAACGGATGATGTGGTTAAGGAGAGCGTAGTAGATATGGCTATGAACTTATTCAGTCAGAAGTTATGAGAACAATACTACAATCATTGAAAGAAAAAGTTGATAGTGGAAAGATTACTCTCAGAGAAGCTGCTGTCAGGTTGCATAAGGTCGGATGGACAAATTTTATAGATGAAGAAGCTACAAGAAAGTTGCTTAAACTGTAATAATATGAGAAAGCAGACTATACCGCTATCAGAAAGTCAGATTCAGCATGATTGCCTGACATGGTTCAGGCTTCAGTACCCGAGTCTGGCTTTGCTTCTCTTTGCAGTTCCGAACGGTGGTCGAAGGGATGCAAAGACCGGAGCACGAATGAAGTATGAGGGAGTGGTAAGGGGTGTTGCTGACTTGATACTCCTTATACCCAAAAAAGGATATGCTTCCCTCTGTATTGAAATGAAGACGCCGAAAGGTGTACAGAGTGACGGACAAAAAGAATGGCAGAGAGAAGCTGAGAAATACCGAAATCGGTATGTCGTATGCCGTTCCCTTCCTGAATTTATGAAAGAAGTAAACGAATATCTGTTATGACCTACATAGAACTAATCAATAACTTTTGGTTTCTCGATGAAGACTGGCAATTTACCTGCTGTGAAACGAGGCTTTATTTTTACTTGTTGAAAACAGCGAATCGTTTAGGCTGGGTGGATAGCTGGACACGTAGCGATACTAAGGTAGCGTCTGACGTGGGAGTGTCGGTTAATTCGATGAAAACCGCAAGAAACAGATTGGTTCAAGCAGGCTTGATAACATTCAAAGCTGGTGGAAATGGACAACGGGATAAAACGAAATATCAAGTTGTATGTGAATTTAGGTGTCAAAATTTGATACCTAAAGTACCACCTAACCTTGAACCTAATCCTATACCTAACCTTGAACCTAAAGTACAACCATATAATAAGACTAAGAATAAGACTAAGAATAATAATAACTCTGGCGAGTTATTTCCGCCCGAGAAAGAAAAACCGAAAAAAGCGAAATCTCAAAATCCAGAGTTTATACCTCCGACACTGGAGCAGGTAAAAGCCTATTTCGATGGAAAGCTGCCTGACTGGGAGAAGCAGGCGGAGATATTCTTCTATCACTTCGACAGCCTGAGCTGGAAAAACACGAATGGAGCCCGTATCGAAAGATGGGATAGCCGGGCAAATCTTTGGATAATCGAAAAACAACTTCAAGATGGAAAGCAATCTGAAAACCGTAAGGGAGATAATCAGTCAAGTACGGATTCCGGAACGACAGGAGTGCTCAAAGCAATCGATTTGTGATGCCAGACGGGCAGAAGCATTTTGGAAAACTAAACTTGTGGAATGTATGTGCAGTGTATCTCCTGATTTCATTATTGATGACAGAAATCGTAAAACACTTGATGCGCTATATCGGTGGGTTTGGGAGAGAGCTGGCAGAATGATGAAGGGTAGCCTTGATCCGAACAAAGGCATATTGCTTTGCGGTCCGATAGGTACAGGAAAGTCCACGCTCATGAAAGGGCTGCAGAAGTACGAAAGTCTGGTAAACCGATATGCGTTTGCTTTTAGCCGGAAAGATTTAGGCTTTTCGTTCGTTTCTGCCGCTGAAATCTCACTACGCTATGCGGAACAAGGAATTGATGGAATAATTCGCTACGTGCAACGAGAATGCGCCTCAGGGCTATGTATTGATGAGCTTGGACGTGAGCCTTCGGATGCAAAGCACTTCGGGACCGGATTGAACGTAATTCAGACCGTCCTTCAACTTCGGTATGAGTTCAGGTACGAATACTGTACACATGCTACCACTAACCTTGAATTAAATGACATCCCGGCACGATATGGTATATACATAGCTGACCGCTGCAAGGAGATGTTTAATATCATCCATGTTAATGGTGATACGAGAAGAAAATAATCTTTAACCAAATAACCACTTCAATTATGTCAAATTTTGAAACAACAATCCAGACGTATCTGGAGAATCGTGCAAAGACTGATTCTCTCTTTGCCGAGACCTATAAGAAAGCAAACAAGAGCATCAAGGAATGCTGTAAGTATATTTACTCCAGGGCACGAAAGCTGGCAGCAGGCGGCAATGCTGTTGGTATAGACGATGCAACCGTGTATGGCTGGGCAGTGCATTACTACGATGAGGACGATATCAAAGTGGATAAAGTGCAGGAACGTGTGGAAGTTGTGTCTTCAGTTCCAAAGCCGACAAAGGTCGAACAACCGAAGCCGCTGGCTAAGCCACAACAGAAGCGCAAGAGAGGGGAAGATAATAGTCTGCAACTTTCATTATTTGGTGAGATATGAAACCGAGAAATAAACGCGAAAGGCTGGTGGTCGAATTGAGTAGTAAGCTGCCAGCTATTACAGAAACCCAGATACGGTGGGGAAAGAAGCATTGCTTTCCTCATAACGCTTTCCGCTGTAAGGATGAAATGTGGTGCAGTGAATGTGGAAGAATGTGGGTAGACACTACTGGCCAGAAGGAAGGTTATATATGCTGTCCTTATTGCGGAGAAAAATTGGAAGTGAAAGTAAGCCGTAAGACTAAGGATTATGCAGTAAGCTATCTGACAGTAGTTACCACATCAGGAGATTTTCAAGTGCTTCGCCACTTCTACACAGCCAGGTATGTGAGGAAGAACAATTGTGATACTCATTATTTCATTGATGAGGTATGCCAACAGTGGATAACTGCTGATAACAAAGAAACTGTTATAGCTAAAGCCATGAACATGGAGTCTAGAGGTTGGGTTCACACTACAGACATGAGTATCAAGCAGAGCGGAAATATATATTATTCACATTCGTATGACATAGACGGTTATGTATATCCGAAAGTAAAATTGCTCCCTATACTTCGGAGGAACGGATTACGTACTTCGTTTCATGGTGTTACTCCTGGGATGTTGATACGTGCTTTGTTAGGTGAAAGCAAGTATGCGGAAATGCTACTGAAGACGAAACAGTATGGTATGCTTGAGTTATACATGTATCGTGGAGGTCTTTCCCATCCGTGGGCGGTCAATATATGCAATCGTAACGGATACATCATCAAGGACGGTTCGATGTATGACGATTATTTGCGTCTACTTGATTATTTCCATTTGGATACCCATAACGCTCACTATGTATGCCCGAAGAACCTGAAGAAAGCACATGATAAGCTACTTGAGAAAAAGAGAAAGATAGAGGCAAGGGAAAGGATGGAACGTGAAAGGATTGAACGCATGAAGAAAGAGAAGGAACTGAAACGAAACATTGCTGTTTTTTGGAAAAGGATACAGCCATTCCTCGGTCTACAGATAAAGGATGAGGGTATAGTTATCTGCCCTTTGGAAAGCGTTACCCAGTATTATCAAGAGTGGAAAACAATGCACCACTGTGTATATAACTGTGCCTATTATGCAAGAAAAGAAAGCCTTGTGTTATCCGCTAAGAAGAATGGAAAACGCTTGGAAACAATCGAGGTAAATCTGAATACATTCAAGATAGTGCAATCTCGTGGTGTATGTAACCAAGATAGTGATTACCATAAACAGATTATCAGGATAGTAGAAAAGAATATGTATGAGATTATGAGGAGGGCTGCATCATGAAAGAATGTATAGAGTGTGGCCGGATATTTACAGAGTATAGCCTTTTCCTTGACGAAAAGCCAATAAACGGAAGCCTTAACAAGATACTCCAAATGAATAGTGACGCCGATAAGAAACATGTATCTAAAGAAATGCGTGATAAGATTGCTGAAGCCCTACGGAAAGCCTTTATGCAGTCGAATCGCAAATACAGAGAACCGGGTTGGCAACAACTTGAATTGAACTTTGAATGATATGGGAAAGCAAGAAAGTATGGATGACTGGTTCCAGATGGCTAAGGATTTGGCCAAAGCTGAAAGGGAACTGAAGATTGAGCAATGGGTTGAAGTAACTATTTACTACGGATATGCAGAAAAACAAGTAAGCTTATATCACTACAATCTTCCCCGTGAGATGTATTTCCGGTACCAATGGGTAATCAGATGGAGGATGGCGAAATTACAGTGCCAATACCCCAAACAGATTGTATCTACAAGCCTGTACTTCTACGACAAGCGTTCAGGAGAGTCGCTTGAAGTGAGTTCTTGCCTGTCTAAGCTGATTTCGGCCAAAGCCCAGATAACAAAAGCAGAACGCAAGATGAATGAGTACATCGAGCACAACCGTCAGAACAACATGTTCTTTGATGAGGAATCCGATGAGGAACTGGTTAAGTTCCGCGAGAAACTGGAGCGCAAGAAAACCGAGTGTGCAGAGTGTGAGAAACGATTGGAATTATTAGTTGAAAGAAGGAGAAGTAATCAATGAAAACGAAATTGTATTACCTGTTCCTGGCAGTCATGTGGTGGCTTCTGGGATAGGTGGAAAGGAGAAATGAATATGACAAGAAAGGAAGAAATGCTTAGGGAAGCCGTTCACGATCATTATCAGTGTAACGGAAAGTATGCTTGTGAAGAACGTGCTTATTGCCGGTTCTGCGAGGGAGAAAACATAGCACATGATTGTGATGAAGATTGCTATGCAGATGAATTCAGCGAAGGATTTATAGCAGGTTGGGATGCCTGCTTAAAATACCTTGGGAATATACCTTGGAATGAAGCCATGAATGAGATTTGTAACCGATAAAAGTAAAAGGAGGAGAAATAAATATGATGCCAAAACAATTACCAAATGTAATGAATGATAAAGGGTATCAGAAAGATGCCCATGATTTTGCAAAGAAAATTATGGAGTGCAAGGGAATACTTGGTCCATGTAAGGATATGAACCATTTCCAGGAGTGGATGGAAGAAGCTTTGTCAAAGGCTTACTTGTATGGCGCACAAAGTGCTGTAAGAGTAGGTTACCTACTTGCTGACAAGGATTGGGAAGAAACATACAAAGAATTAAAAAAAGAGATTGCCGAATTGAAGGAAAGAATAAAGTATGAAAGCAATCTCCATTAAACAGCCGTGGGCGAGCCTTATCGCTCACGGTATAAAAGACATCGAGAACCGGACATGGAAGTGTCCTCAGAAACACTTAGGCCAGAGGGTACTGATTCA